CGGCAAGAGGGAGATAGAAAAGCATTTGGTCAAAGTCAGGTTCGTATTCCTGCATGACATCCATTAATTGATAATTCATAAAATTTTTAACACGCTCTGCTTGATCGTGTTTCTGTGGAGTAATGGCTCCTAAAATCTGAGTTCTGACAGGTCCGTCAGCGGGTAGTAATTCTTTATACGCTCCTGCTTGAAACTGTGTTACGGCTTCGGCTAGTACAGGGTGCGTGGCTCCTGAAGCTCCTTCAAAAGGTTGTGATGGATTAACATATTTAAATCCTAAAAGATCTAAACCTTTACTATAAGAATCTTCCCAATCTTTTCTTGATTGTTTGTACTCTGTATAATTTGAATAAAGTTCAGAACCTAAATGATCTAAAACATCTTCAGGTAATAAGTCTGCTAAGTTTGCGTAGTGATCTCCCGTGCCTTCTTCATTCACGGCTCCTGGTTCAAAATTAATATCTACCGAACCATCTTCTTGTTCAATAACTTCAGGTTCCCCGGGCAGTGATTTTTCAATCGTTTCTTGTGCTTCTACGATTTCTTCTTCAGCCGGTAATTTAACTGTTTGCTCTACGTTGGGAAGAGCCTTGTCGATATTGTCTTCTGCCATTTAATTTCTCCAATCTTACTACTTTAACTTGTTTTAACGGAACATTCAACCCCTGTGGGTTAGGTCCTCTCAATGGTGGGATCGTTCGTGTTAATCGTTTAACCATAATAAACCCTTGGTTCTTTAGGTTTAATTTCCTCTTTTTCATCTTCAGGGTGCAGTAAAAATCCACCCTGTCTGAATCTCATTATTGCTTGAGTCATTGAATCCACATAGTCATCGTGACTTCCATTTGGAAAAGCAGCACACTCTTCAACAACTTCCTGTGCATATTGTTTATGCATCGGAGCCCACACTCTACCACTTTCAAAAAAAGGTGCAACTGTATTTACACGAACGTGCTTATCGTTTCCTTTAGATGGAGTGTAATTGACAACGGGTATACCCATTCTTGACAGTTCATGAGTAAGCGGGATCCCTGATGCCTTAGCCTCGATTAGTACCATCTGAGGTCGCCAAAAGAGAAATGATTCATGAGCCACGCGTCTTAGCTCGGGGAACTCGAACCGGTCTTTCTCAGCATCTAATAATATTACATGCATTTGGTTTTCATCATCACGGAACATGCCCCAGGTTGTGATTGCACTATAGTCGGCTGTTTCTTTTTTTAAGAAAGCTGTATCGTACGATTGTATAATAAATTCTGTAACAGGTGGATTTTCGTGTGGCCAATCTTGCCACCACTCTCGTTTGATAAGTGCACCTTCTTCTGCTGTCGGAGCTTGCATCCATTGTGCATTCCATTTTGCAATAGGAAGAGTTGCTTCAACTTTTTCTAATTCATCTAACTTCCAATACTCAGGCCATACAGGTAATCCTGATGGCATGATGGCAGGAAATTCTATAACTTCCCATTGATCACCTTTAACTTCTTTTTGACCCTGCATTAATCTACCTGTCAAATCTTTTGTAGACCAACGAGTCATTACAACTACGATTGCTCCACCAGGTTGTAAACGTTGTCTAGGTCCTGAAGTATACCACTCGTAAGCTTTGTCAAAACCTTCTTTGCTCATCGCATCTTGTTCCTTGTGTGGATCGTCAATGATTAATAGATCAGCACCACGTCCTGTAATTGCACCGCCAACACCAGCTGCGAAGTATTCACCGCCACCTTCTGTTTCCCATCGGCCTGCTGCCTTTGAGTCTTCTTGAAGTTTAGTTTTAAAAACTTCTTGATACTCGGGAGAGTCAATTACATTTTTAGCTTTACGTCCAAATCTTACAGCAAGTTCTGCTGTGTGAGTTGTTTGAATTATTTTTAATTTAGGATTCCTACCAATCATCCAAGCGGGTAAATAGTTAGAAGCAAACTCAGACTTTGAGTGTCTTGGTGGCATGTTCACAATGAGTCTCTTAATTTCACCTGTAGCCAATTTATTAAATTTTTCTGCAATGATTTTATGATGGTACCCTTCTACAAATTCAGGCCACATATGTTTTACAAATTCTAAAAAATCATCTTTGACTAGAGACTCCTTTTCTCTTTGGTGGAGTTTTATCTTAGAAAGTAAATATTCTCTTTCGTTTTCCGGGTTCTCAAAATTTTTTATAATATTTTTTTTCGACTTCTTCATATATTGAGTCACGATTTTAGCCTCTCTGACTGTATCGATCCTTGACTTTACTCTAACGTTAGGATCCCTTTTACAATAATATCGTAATTAACTATTTTAATCAATACTATTTTAAGATTGTATTGGTACCTCTATTATAATGTACTTCGTACTCTTATCTTTAAATAAATAGTATGCCTATCGGCATACTTTATGGGGCGAAATTTCAGGCGAAAAAAATCAGGCGACACGAAAGTGTCGCCTGAAAATTTAATCAAGAACCGATTATTTTTTCTGTGATTTTATTCGGACAATGTTTTCTCTCGATTATGTTTTCAAGATTGTCCCCTAGCCACGTATTTGCACAACTTGTTGTGCAGAAGTATTGAAATATCCCATTCGGAATATCACCACTATTTCTACTAGGCGAGTATGCCTTTCTTGATTGATACGCATTTGCTTTCTTGTTCCATTGGTCTTTGTTTCTTTTTGCATAACAAGTAGGATTTTGACATATATTTTTATTTACCATTTTATTCTGTCTAACCTTTCTTGTCGTTTCATTTCTCGTCTATGTATTTTGATCGCCTCAACGACAATCAAGACGAAAGAACCAAGAAACAAAATTTTTAGTTCCATTGGCATTTGTAAGATTAATTCAATCATTAACAATCTCCACAATAGTTGCTATCAAACTTGTTTCGATAGTCAGTAGTTAATGAAGTATCACATCTCAAACAATAAACACCTTTCTTTTTTTCTCTCTCGATTTTTTCTTTCTCTTTCTTATTAACTTCTAAAGGTGTTCGAGAAAGATTTGTTATAGATACGATATCACTCAAATTGAAACGTCGCCAATCGTCAGCTTGACTATCCCAATAAGTGATAATGTTTTTTGAAACGAGCAACTTTGACCCCTCTCTCATTTCGCCATAACGATTGAAGTAGTCTTTATCATTAACAAAACCATTATGAGTTTTTGGTTTTACAACAATCGCAATCTTGTCATTTTTTTTAAACAACATCAACGACCTCTCTTTCTTTGTCTTTCTCTAATTGCTCAACCTTTGATTTGAGCTCTAAAAGTGCTTTCAATAAAATTAAATTATTGTCAGCATTATTCTTAACCAATTTGATTAAGTGTATCATTTGTTCTTTGTCCATTTTTTTCCTTTCTGTTATGAGGCGATCTTATACAAGATCGCCTCGTTTATCAACCTAGTTCATAACACTAGATTGTTGCTCTTTGAATAAGGCGATTTTTTCCTCTCTTGTTAGTTTCGCCTTTCTTCTTTCTGCTATACGATTAGCGACATTTTCAGGACTATATAAAACTAATCCTGTCGAGTTCGATCTGATAATTTGACTTTCTTCAAGTCGAGTATCAATATCTAATGCCTCGAAAGTTTTATTCGCTAAATCGATACCCTCATCAAGATTTCTCATAAGTTTTAAAGAAGATTTGATATCTTTCATATCCTCTCTAATTCCTCTTTGCCACTCTTGGTGATACTTAACTAAATCAGCTTTCATAAGAATAAACTCATTCATTCTTTGAAATTCTTCTTTAGTACAAGCAATCGCCCTTGAACGACAATAGGAAGTACCTATAACATCACACGCATAATTATCATTGAAGTTATTTGCAACTCCTTTGATAAACTTACTATTTGCGTCTGCGTGTTTTGTCCAATGGGGGTTGTTGTGATTGTCCTCTTGCTCAATGTTTATATCAGGATTGAGATTTTCATTTCTCATCTCATCTCGATAATACGCATAAGCAAAATCGTCATTACGATCATATTCGCTACCATTTAGATTACCATTTAAACGAAAATCAAAATGTTTTTTGACTTCGTTATCGTGATATTCTTCTTCACTCATCTCGTTGTCGGTATAAGCAAAGTAATAACAACTATCTTTCGCAACGACATCACAAGGCGAACCATAAAGATTTTTAAAGTGATTTAAAGTATCACAATGTTCTTTTGGGTACGACCTTTGAACAATCGTCTTTGCCTCGTCAAAGAATTTTGGATATTGTTCTTTGACAAGTTCTAGGTGTTGATAATAAGCCTCTCGCTTTGAGTTTAACTTATCATTGTCTAACGCATTTCGTACTTGATTTGCTATCTTTGTACGATACTCGTTATTCATTTTCACTCTAGCCATTTTTGTCCTTTCTACAAATCATTAAGTGATTTGCATTATTTTTATATCATATCTTGTAAATAAATAAAATATGATTATATAAGATATTGTAGGTTTCAATCTATGGTGCAAAGTAGTTTGAAAGAGAACCAAAAACACGCATAGATTGAACCATACAACCTTTCTGAATAAACCTACTTTAGAGCTATTCTAAAGTAGGTTGTATTTTTTTATTTATTTATGCGTAGACCACAGGCACAAGCAGAAACACACAGCAAGCTCCTAGAGCTCCCACGTCTTTCACTTCAATAAACCAATGAAAAAACCTAATTCACAAGCAGAAACACACAGCGGACCATCGGGACCGCTACGTGATTTTCACCGATACACGCAGAAACACACAGCGGACCCGCAGGACCACCACGTAGCTTTCACCGAAGCGTCCGAGCTGTTGCAATTTTGCAACACTTATTTTTTTTATTTATATTTAGACTACAAGCACAAGCACACAGCGGACCCGGCAGCCTGCCACGTGACTCACGGCTAAATTTATTTTTTTTTTTATTTATTTTTAGACTACAAGCACAGGCGCGACCGCAGCGCGAAGCGTGGACCCGGTGCATTTTTTTCTTTACATCTCATAAAATGTAGGATATTAAAACGAATCAATGAAAGGATAATTATGGAAATAATATATCAAGATCTAAGAAAACTAAGATTAAAATCTGGAGTAAAATATTCAGATCTTAAAAAGGGTGATAAGATTCTAACTAAGCAGCTAGGCTATCCAGTCTCTGGGATCTTAAAAGAGTCACCACGGCAGGGCCGAGGATTAAAAACGGCCGTGTCCATTTTTTGCAATGCATCAGAGATTGGACTCTTCGATGATCACGGCAGCGTTTACGCTTGTGATATTGTGAAAGTAAAAAGAGATGGCAATTGGCAAGAGGTGACCGATGCCCCTGAATAAAAAACAAGCTAAGGAAATAACGGGCGGCCTGTCTAGGCCGTCCAAGATGCCGGGCCCGGCGTTCAACTTGCCCGCGTCGCGTTGCATTACAGGCGCTAAGCTAGTTAAGATCCCTGGCAGCGTGTGCCATGGCTGTTACGCTTTAAAGGGTCGTTATAGATTTAAGAACGTACAAAATGCACTTGAGAGAAGGCGGCAGGCGTTGAGCTCTCCGCAATGGGTCGAGGCCATGACGGTCTTAGTCCAGGGCCATGAGTTTTTTAGATGGCACGACAGCGGCGACCTTCAGAGCTTAGAGCATCTTCAAAAAATTTTTGAAGTATGCAGACGAACGCCAAACACTAGGCACTGGCTGCCGACTCGTGAGGCGCAAATATTAAAACAAGTACAACCTGAGGATGTACCTGAAAATTTAATAATTCGATTCAGCTCGCATATGATAGACCAGGACCCGGTAAGCTTTTGGCCTCATACTTCAACGGTAGTGACTAAAGAAAAAAGGACTTGTCCCGCACCTGAGCAGGGCAACGCCTGCGGCAGCTGTCGAGCTTGTTGGAGTCGTGACGTTAAAAACGTAGCCTACGGCAAGCACTAAGGGACCTGGGCAGCTTGCTACATGATTCTCGGAAAAATTTTTTTTATTTTTATTTGTAGACCTCAGGCACAGGCACAAACTCTCTTAGACTACAGGCACAGGCATCAAGCGAACCAAGAACCAACGGTTCAAGGTTCAAGCCCAAGCGAAAAAGCTCCTCGATTCTAGATCCAGGATACAGGCGATATTGTTTTAGATGTATACAATGCACAAGCACAAAGGAGCCAGGACCACGGCTCAGGTGCCACGCAACCTGATGAGGGCTCAGGGCTACTTTGTTGCGTTTTGTTACTTTCAATTCTAATGTGAAAAAATACTTTTTTGGATGGAACCCAAGAAGGTCAGGAGTGCCCAATGAAGCCCAATTTTCAAGCCTTGTCCACTGAAAGTCTTTGGTAATTTTTTTGAGATCTGCGTATAATTTTGACTCCGGTCGTGCCATCTTTTTCGACGTAACACAACCGAAGCCATTTGGCTAGAAATTTATTTGATATTTACAACTTTATCTCTTTTTTCTTCAGCAGTTGTTTGTTCTGTCATAAGATAAGTGTAAGCATCGTGAGTATCTATCAAAATATGATAAGATATTCTTTCACCTGAATCTAACATTTCAAGTGCTACTTTAAATTTAACAGCATCATCTAAAGTCTTTGCCGTTTTCTGAATAGATATTATATCTTCAGAGTCGCCGTGTAATTTAGTTCTTTTAATAACTATGTAATCCATTATTTTACCCCCTTTCTATCTTCTTCGTATATTTCTTCGTATGTATCGTGGTGGATCATTTGCTCAAACTCATCAGCTAATTCCTGGTATAATTCTCTATCAGAAACATAAGCTTCAGCAGAAGCAAAACCTTTTTTGTATCCTTCATTAAACGCAACAATCAACATCCCATAAATATCTCTGTGTTTGATATCTTTGGTCATATCTAATATTTCGTCTGCGTATGCATCAAACATTTCATCAACTCTTTTGTTGGGGAAACATTTTTTTCTATCTATTGCTTTTCTTTCGTCTTTTGGTATTTTCATAATATATCCTTTCTATCCTCAACTTTATTTATTGTTATGTTAAGATCGTCGCCATAATCCGAGTCATCTATTTCTGAATTGAATGCTTTAGTTTTTGCCTCTTTTTCATCATTCGCTTCAACATACCACCAATCAGTTACAACTCGTTCTCTTTCTACTTTGTATAGGTATTTATTTTTCATAATATATCCTTTCTACCTCACAATATAAGGGATAATATTATGTTGTCAACTATAAAGATTTAATTATTTTACCCATCTTTTCAGTGGGTTTTTTACAGGTTAATACCAGGCGATGTGATTCCTTAGAACCTATGATTCTATTCTCCAAAAGCTTTGCCCCTGTGATGTCATACATCTCGCCGTTAGGTAGCTCAATTTGAACTCTAGCACCCTGGCATACAGGTGATTTGAAGAACTTATCCAGGCCTTGTCTAAATGTTTTTCCGTCAATCATTTATGCTTTCTATGTCGACCCATATACCAATCGCCAGGCTCATAATTCCAACGCTTGCCGTGGTGACCACGCACGTCGGCGTACCACATTCTAAGTCTAACTATTAATTTTTTTATTATCATTTCTATATTGATATATACATTA